TCATTGGACAGTCGACTATATTAGATGTAGAACCAGAATGACCTTTATCGGTCAAAATGCGTGGAAGCGGGCGGCGTTGCGCCGTTTGAGGAAACCACCAGCGCCGCCCGTCTCCGAACAGCGATCCGAGGCCACATCAAGGGGGTGCCGGGCAAGACCAGCGGGGCCAACCGCCCCAACGGAACGTGGGTTCGACTCCCACCACCTCCACCAACGCCAACAGGAGAGAAAGCGATGCAACCACTGACAAGCCAAGAACTACTTAGCCGGTCCCTCGGCGACCAGGAGAGCAACGGGCTGGCCCTGTGTTCCATCCTGGCGAAGCTGGAAGACATCAACGCCCAGATTAGCCTCATGGTTACCCAGAACACCTCCGCCCTGGAGCGGATTGCCCAACCTGAACTCGACCTGGGCGAGCCACTCGCGCCCGGCGATCTCAAGACCGACACGACCAGATGGGGTCATCCAATTCCTGATGTAAGCTCAGGCGTGGGTGAGTCGGTCGATCTCCCCTCCGAGGAACCCGTCGAGGAAGAAGCCGACACTGGAATGGCGGATGCGGAAGAAAAAGAAGCACCAACAGACGTCAAATGACCGAATGTCTCGACGCTATTCAGGCATGGTGCCGTGCCGTCAACGCGTGGCACCGAGATTTGAAAGGTACCGGCGAGCCGCCTAACCAAGGTTCGGGGTTCCCCAGGGTTACTACGCGGGAAGATTTGTACTTCGCCGGGCGGCGCTTGTTCGAGATCGCCGGGGTCGACCCCAACAAACACGGGGTCTACTGTTTCAACCCATACTGTGAGAAAGGAAAGAAACGCTATGCCGAAGAAAGAGCCGAAGAAAGAGAAATACGTTAACCTCTACGAGGCTCGATGGGTCGGCTACCACAGTCTTCTGGTTCTTGGGGTTTGGATCATCGCCGCCTGTACCGTAACCGCGCTGTTCACGGGGTGGGGTATTTGGTGAAACTGGTCAAGGACTTCCCGCCCAACTTCGACAAGATCAACGCCGCGTTCGACTTGAGAGGCCGGAAGGGTATCTTTTATTGCTACGGCGACATCATATACTCACCACACTCCCACATCATCCCGCCCGAGCTTGAGATGCATGAACAAGTCCACAGCACTCAGCAGGGAGCCGACATCGAAGGTTGGTGGGATCAGTATATCGAGAACCCGGCGTTCCGGCTGGCCCAGGAAATACCGGCGCATCGTGAGGAATGGCGGTATCTGTTCAACCACGGCAACCGCAACCAGCGGCGGCGGGCGTTGAAGACGACGGTACGGCGGCTGTCGAACGGGTTTTACGGTAACATCATCACGCCGAGAGAGGCGAAGCGGGTATTGCAGAGCGGGCTATGAAAACCATTATCCACGTCAACCAGCATATTATTAAGGCGAACCGCAAACATGGTACGAACGAACCAGCGTTGACGGTGAAAGATTACAAACGGAACCGCAAATGCCATGAGGCTGAAATCCTCGGGCCGTCTAAAGTAGTTCACTCACCGCATAAACCGCTGTCGTGTGGCGCGCGAGTGTGGGTAGAGACGCAAGCCGAGGTGAGAACCAGCTAATGGCTTTTAACGACCCCATCACCGACGAGCAGATCGACACTTTCATTGACGTGCTGACGAAGAGCGGCAACGTTAGTTTCGCCTGTCGGCTGGCAGGTATCAGCCACAGCCATTCCTACTACATGAAGAAGAACAAGGCCGGGTTCAGCGACCGGTGGGAGGAGGCGCTCAAGGTCGCCGCCGACAGCCTGGAGGAGGAAGCCCGTCGCCGCGCCGTCGATGGGGTGGATAAGCCGGTCTTCTACCAGGGTGCCTGTGTCGGTACCATGAAGGAGTATAGCGACCAGCTTCTCATTCAACTGCTCAAGGCGCACAAGCCTGATCAGTTCAACGAGAGGCTACAAGTGAGCGGCCCTGGCGGTGGGCAACTAATAGTCGACCATGTTATAACCTTGAAACGGAGAACGCCCGAGATGGAAGGATTGGTGATCGATGGGCAAACTAAAAAACCTACTGATCAAGCTGGTAGACTTGAAAATCACAACCAACCGACGTCAGCAGACGCTCAACCGACTCCTGGCGGAGAACCGGGAATTAAAGTTGGAATTGACGTCGCTGAGAGAATTCCGGCGGAGGGTGAAGAAGAGCCTCACCGACACAGTACAAAGGACCGATGAACAGATAGAAATATGATAGATGCATTAATTACCTGTCTTGCTCTGAATATATATTACGAAGCCCGTAACCAGCCCATAGATGGGCAGGTAGCGGTGGCTCATGTAGTCTTAACTAGAGTAACAGACCCCCGTTTCCCGAATGATCCTTGCAAGGTCATAAAAGAAGGCCCGGTGCGTAATGGGTTGCCGGTGATAAACAGGTGCCAGTTTTCCTGGTACTGCGATGGGCGCTCAGACACACCTAAAGACACCGATGCTTACAGGTGGGCTGTTTACCTTGCGACAGTCGTGGCCGAAGGAAAATATGACGACCCTACAGGGGGAGCTACCCACTACCACGCGGATCATATCAGTCCGGGTTGGTCGTTTGCCGGGAACCCGGTAGCCACAATCGGTAACCACATATTTTATAGATGGGGGGCGAAGACGCGATCGGCCCTGGAAAAAGAGGTGAAGAGATGAGTCGCCATGCTCAGATCGAGTACGAACCTGACGGCGATGTCCTTTGCGATTTTCATGAGGACAATAGTTTCGTCCGCATCCTCCTCGGCCCGTTAGGGAGCGCCAAGACCACCGCATGCGTTATGGAGATATATCTCAGGGCTTGCGCCCAAAAGCCAGCCGCCAATGGTATTCGATATACCCGGTGGCTGTGTCTCCGGTCGACATATCCCGAGCTTGAGACAACCACCATCAAGTCCTGGTACGGCATCTTCGGCGAAGAGTTTGGTCGGTTCACCTGGGGTCATCCGCCTCGTCATCACATGAAGTTCGGACTTTCCGATGGTACTAAGGTCGACGCCGAAGTTATCTTCTTGGCCCTCGACGGACCCAACGCGGAGGACGCGCTCCGTGGCATGGAGTTGACCGGCGTTTGGCCGAACGAGATAAACGAGATCAGGAAGCCGATCCTTGATATGGCGCGGGGCCGGATCGGACGATATCCTGGTATGAAGGATGGCGGGCCGACGTGGTACGGCATGTTTGGCGACACCAACATGCCCGACGAGGATCATTGGGTCTATAAACTGGCCGAGGAGAGCAATCCCCAGGGCTGGCGGTTTTTCCGGCAACCCGGTGGTGTGGTCAAGATCGGTGACGACTGGGTCGTCAATCCCCGCGCCGAGAACCTTCATAACCTCCCTGACGGTTATTACCTGAACCAGTTGGGCGGCAACTCCGAGGATTGGATTAGGGTCTATCTCGCCGCCGAGTATGGATTCGTTCGCGACGGGCGCCCGGTGTATGGCGAGTATATGGACAGTGTTCATTGTCGCGAGGTCGAGGGTATAGAACATTTACCGATTGAGATTGGCGCCGACTTCGGCCTCACCCCGGCGGCGGTGGTCGGCCAGGAAGCGCCAAACGGCCAGATCAGGTGGCTGGATGAACTGGTTATGGAGGACGCCGGGGCGGTGCGGTTCGCAGAGGCGTTGACCGAGAAGCTGAACAGGGATTGGTCGGGTTACAAGATATCGAACATGACCGGCGATCCGTCCGGTAATACCAGGGCCGAAACGGATGAGGATACTGTATTTAATGTTATGTCGGCCAACGGCCACGATTTTGTCCCTGCCGAGACAAACGTATTCACCCCCCGGCGGGAAGCTGTGGCTGTGCCGCTGTCGCGGCTCATAGATGGTGAGCCGGGTTTGATCATGTCACCCAGGTGCAAGCAACTCCGCAAAGCGATGGCGGGCGGGTATGCATTCCGGCGGATGCGGATCGCGGGCGAGGAGAGGTTCACCGACAAGCCCGACAAGAATCATTACAGCCATATCGCCGAGGCAGGGCAGTATTTGAACCTGGGGTTCGGCAAGGGAAGGATGATTATCCAGCGTACCGATGCTCATCGCAAGAGGTACGCCCATTACGGTCAGAAGCCGCAAATGGATCGCTCCGATAGGAGAGATTTTTGAAACGCTTCAAGGACGCGATCCGCATCCCCCTGTTAGACGTTCCCAAGAACTGGCTCGACGATCTCGATCCCCAAGACTATGGCCGGCTCTACAAGATCACGCTGTATGTCTATCGTGAACAGCATCCTAGCAAGCCTGATCCATCGCCGCTGGTAATTAACGGTATGATCAACGAGGTCGGCCAGAAAGTTGCGCTCGACCTATTGAAACGTGCGGTTGACCAGAAGTTTGTTTCTTAGTCATTTTATTGACCATCTAACGAACTGGTGCGTATACTCCCCACATGGGATTTAGCGCACCAGCACCGCCACCAGCACCGGCTCCTTTGCCTCCGACTCCGGCACCGGTTCCGATTCCGGCGGCGGTACCAACTGCACCGTCTACTCGTTCGGCGGAGGACGCCAAGAAACGTCGGGCGGGGCGAGGTGCCATTTTGACCCAGACTGGGTTGGGTGGTGGTATATCAACGCCCAGTTTATCGGCTGGCACAACACTTGGAGGTTAAATCATGGGCTTTCTTATGCCCAAAGCGCCTTCAATACCTCCATCTCCACCCCCGCCTCCACCTCCGCCGACACCTGATGACCCGGCGATCGAGGCCCAGCGTAAAGCTGTTCAGGCGGCAGAGAGACGACGCAAGGGACGTGCGGCGTCTGTTATTACAGGTGGGGCGGGCGTGACTGAACCGGCGCTCATCTCTCAACCGGCTCTCTCGGCGGGAGAGGATACTTTAGGAGGTTAAATGGCACAGATACTCACGGTTAACAGCAACATGGCCGACCACCCCGACGAAGCTATTGATGTCAAGTCGACGGCTGTGACGTCGACGATGGTCAATGGTGATTGCCGTTTGCGGTCGATCACCCAAACATCTGCCGGTACAGCGGGTACAGTGGTGTGGAACGACGAGAACGGCAACAAGTTCACGACTTACAGTGCGACGAATAGTCAGAACGTCACTAAGTTTCCATTCCCCGGTTTGCGGTTTAAGGGCCATCTGAAGGCCACTCTCGCCAATGTCACCGGGTTGACGATTAGCTTTCATTAAATGCCTAGTCATGTAAAAACCAAGACCCTGCAAGCTGGGGTCAAGGGGCCGAAGGCCAAGGTCCGTCGACGCGGTTCGTCCGCGAAGCGCGGACCCCGAGCCAAGAACCGAAAAAAGAAATAATGACTATCCGCAAAGTTAAGGGTGGTTTCAGAGTGGTGTCTAAGTCAGGCAAGAATTTGGGAACATCTAAGACCAGAGCGAGGGCGAAGAATAGAGAACGTCAGGTGCAGTTTTTCAAGCATCGAAAGAAACGGTAATGGCAAGTGAATTCGACAAACTGTTTACGCGATACGATCATGCGACGAAGAATCGGGGTGTTTGGGACGACCATTGGCAACGCTTAGGTGAGCTTATGCTCCCCAAGCGGGCCGACTTCACTGTTACTGAAGAGCCGGGTTCTCGGCGCCAAGGTGGTACCGTGCGCTATGACGGCACTCCTATCTTAGCCGCGCGTAATCTCGCCGCCGCGCTGGATGGTTTGCTCAAGCCGAAATCGGAGCGGTGGTTCCAGGTCAAGGCGGAAGAGGATGATCTGAACGATCTAGACGCTGTTAAACTATGGCTGGCCGATACCGAGGATAGGATATTCTCTGCTATCTATAACCGACGCGCTCGATTCCTCCAGTCGACGGGTGAGGTTGATCTCGATTTGGTCGTGTTCGGTACCGGTGTCTTGTTTACAGGTGTTAACGCTAATATCGACAAGCTCCTATTCCGGTCGTTCCACCTTAAGAATTCCTATATCCAGCGTAATAGCGAGGGCGATGTTGATACCATTTTCATCCGCCAAATGTTCACTGCACGCCAAGCTATTCAGGAATTCGGCGAGGAGAATGTCGGCCAGCCTGTCAAGGACAACATGAAGGCTGGGAAATCGGAAGAGAAACACGAATTCGCTTGGATGGTGATGCCGCGCGAGGATCGCGATCCTCGCATGATCGATAATCGCAACATGCCGGTGGCGTCTATTTGGCTCGACATTGATGGCGAGAGGAAGGTCGCCGAGAGTGGTTTCTCGAAATTCCCGTTCCAGGTAC